CAATATCAGATTTAGAAAAACCTGCAATAGCAACTTCAATTAGATAACGATTTTCCTCAAGTTTTCTTATATTATAGGGAGGATAATTAGGAATATTTTTGGTCAAATCATCATGAAATTTTACCATACGATTATATGTGTCATCAAAGCCCACAAAAAATTTATCAACTTCTTTAAACATATCAAAAGAGGGGGTTTTAAGTAATAGTGTCATAGTAGTTCTCCTTTTAGCGAGATAAAATGTCGACCCTATTGGCATCGACGGTTACTGTCCTATGAGGACATTATTATTTATCAGTATAGGGCTTTTTCTTACCTAAATTATATTTAGTTTGTAAGTCCCAGTCATCCTTTTCTTTGAAAGATAAAACTTTTATTTGTGACAGAGGTGCCATATCATTATATCTAAAGGCATCTATAATTTTAACTAACCCCCAATCAACCAATAACTTAGCTATAGTATTTCTTCTTTGTATATCATTGTCTACTAAATCTGCTAATTTACCATCTAGTGCAAATAGTTCTTTAAAATGTACTATAAAATATCTACCCTGTTTATGTAGAATATGACATGATTGATATAGTACTTTATCTTTTCTTGAAGCAACACCAATACGTGTAAGTGTTTCTCTTACTTTTAAAAAATCATCTGGTTGGTTTAAAGTTACTTCAAGAGGAGAATATCCCGGGAAATCTATATTAAAAAAATCTTCAGACATTTTTTCCACCTTTATATAAGCATATTTTCATTTTTGTTATTTGATCATCGTCTAGAAGAGATAATACTTGGCGTGCTTTTTCTGTGCTATATCCATAGTATTCTTTAATCACTTCTATTGCTTCAATTTTTTCTAATTTTAACCATTTATTATATCTTTTTCTTTTTACGATGATATTTATTAAAAATGAAAACTGTAGTGCCTTATCAAGATGTGGGCGACTATTCATAGCATTTGCTGCAAAAATAGTATCTTTTCCGAAAGATAATCCTTTATTAATGATGTATGGGTTATATTGTTTTTCTGACCAATCATCTACTATCATATCTTCCTTAGTTTCATTTATTGCTTTAAGAAAATCAAAAGGAGATATACTAGGAGACTTGTAATTTATTTCCTCTTTTTTAGAATTAGGATTTTCATCAAATAAGGTCATTTAAATTTTACCGTAGACATTATATCAGTTAAACAGGCTACCATGTTTATTTCCTGATCCACAACAAAACTAGATTTATATTGATAATCTGCTAGTAGCAAAACTAAATGTGGTACTTCAATAACTTCGGGTAATATTGTATCATATATTTTTCTAAAAATTGTGGAAGAATCATTATCTAAATTATTTACTACCCATTTTCTCATTCGATTCCAATCTTTTTCCACAAGAGATTCCTTTAATTCTGCCATATTAAGTTCATTAATATTGGCAAGAATACCTTCATCTATATTTCCAGATACAGAATATCTTTGGAGTTCATTAAGAATACGTCTATAATCTGAAAAATATTTAGCTATAACTGCAGCAAGAACTTTGTTGTCGTATATTATACCTTCATTTTTCAGAATGTTTTTTAATCTAGTATAGAACTGTTGCATCAGAGAAGATTTTTCCTCTTTTTCTATTTTAAATTCTATTACAGTGCATCTAGAATGCAAGGGAGGTATTATTCGATTTTTATAATTACAAGTAAAAATAAATCTACAGTTATTAGAAAATTCTTCTATAAATCCTCTAAGTGCAGGTTGAAAAGACTGAGGATTTGTGTAATCTGCCTCATCTAGAATAACTACTTTAACTCCCCCTGAAAAACTTACTGTAGAAGCAAAATTCATTATTTTAGTTCTTAGTACATCTATGCCTGATTCCAAAGATGCATTGATAAACATTAGATCTAATCCCATTTCATTTACCAGTGCCTTGGCTACTGTGGTTTTTCCCATACCTGAACCACCACATAACAACATATTAGGCATATCTTTTTTACCAAGCATTTCCCTAAATATAGTTTTTTGATTTTCGGGTAAAATACAATCTTCAATTTTTGTGGGTCGATATGCTTCGACCCACAAATATTCATTACTAATTTTATTCATTTTTTAAACCACTGAATCAGGTTCCATTGCAATAAAATATTCTATATTTTTAGTTTCATTTTTAAAATGCATGAATTTTTTCTTAGAAATGGTTACTTCATATGCATCAGGTATTACTCTAAAATTTTCAACAGCAATATGGCAATCAAAATCTTCAATTCCTGGACCAATAGTTTTCTTATATGTATTTGCAGTATCATTCTTTTTATCACCTATAGTAAGAACTACCTGCTGATGCTTACTTGATACTGAAATAGTTGGAGCAGAGGTAATAGCAGCTGCTCTGATAATTAAATTTACGTCCTCAGAAGTTAATTTAAATTGAAAATGTTTATCTAATTCAATCGACTTATCTGGGGCAGCTACAATAACAGAAGGATTAGAATAAAAATACTCAAACTTGCCACCATCTTTTTGAATAGTTAAGGATTTATCACCAAAACTAATTACTTGATTTTCCATTAATGTAACTAAAGCTAAAAAAGAATTTAAATCATAAATGGAAACCTCCAAGGGAAAATCCTCAGTGACACTTGCCTTGGCAAAAATATTTTTAGCAGTACTAATTGTAGATAATACTGTACCCTTACGAATTAAAATATTGTTATTAATAGAAGCAAAGTTTTTTAGTATATCAATAGTTTCTTTACTAATTTGCATTATAATTCCTTTCAATTTTTGTTTCTATATCATGTACATGTAACATCATTAATGCATAGTGTAACACCTTTAGTATGTCTTTTCTATTTCTTCCGGATTTCTTTCCATATCTTTGGGCATACTTTATTATATTGCCTCTTGTAAAAGGTATACCATCACCACAATCTATAATAAATTCAGTGGTTTGTATATTACCTTGGGCATAATGTTCTTGATAGGTGGAATCAACATATAATTTTAATTCTTCTATCAAGGATTTTTCGTTATACTTATAATTAATATTTTTTTGGATATAGTTCATCTAAGTTATCCTTATCACGTTTTACATTATAACTTATCGCACTTGGATATACGTTAGTAGGATGATAATCATTAATCAATATTCTTCTCGAATTATGTAAATCCATAATTAATTTACAATTTTTAGTAAAACCTAATTGTCTTAACATTAAAGAAGTAACATCCTGGGCAGTACTAGGTCTTGCTGTAGTAAATATAATTTGACATCCTCTATCATATTCATCTTTTATAATTTTATAATTATTGTGTAGTAATTCATATTCCCCATCATAAGGTCTATTCATAGATTTAACAAGTGTTCCGTCTATATCACAAAAAATTGTGGGTTTATAATTATATTCATTCCAATCTTCTAAAGTACCTACGTCTACAAATTCTGATATATTTTTATTATAAAAAACATGTTCCTGTTCGATCATATAACTAATTATATTTGAAACAAAAATTTCGCCTTTTATGTCTGGTAAGATTTTATAAAATGCTTTTTTATAGTTATCAGAAGAACTAAATTTATAGGCACCAATGCAAAAATCATTACTAACTATTTCCTTTTCTACTATATCGAAAATTATTCCTTGATTGTTTATTTTAACAAAAGATTTAGAATATAGTTTTCTAAGTAGTTCATGTTGCTTAATATTGGAGGTATAAACTAAATTGCCAGTATCATATTCTACATTAAAAAAATTATCGCAATCTTTAACTAAAAACTCTACATCTTTCTCAAATTTTTCTAAAATAAAATTAACAGTTTCACCCGGACCCCTAGTTGGTTTGTCTATAACATGTATTTTTACATCTCCGCACTCTCTAGAGAGAATATTGATAGCATCATATTGAATAATGTGTTCATGTAAAATACCTATAGTTACGGGATATTTACCTAAAAAAGGTTCAATTGCTCTTTTGCACATTAAAGTGCCAGAATAATCATAAAGTAAATATTTAGGTCTTGTGTTGGGAAATCTTGAGGATAATCCTGCTGCTGGTACTATTATTTCCATAATAAATTTTCTATTGACTTTTTTAAAAATTTTTTAGTAAGATTATCATTTTTAGCGTGTTTATAAACACGCAGTAACATAAGTGCAGTTGTAAAATTATTTATTGGACCAAAATAATTTTCTATATCATTTTTTACCATAACTATTTTAGAATCAAGATTAGTTTTACAATACCGTAAAAACCATTTACAGGTTAAATCTTGAT